CTGCTGTTTTCACAACATCTCCTCATAATCTGGATGGTCTAGTGGGGTTGGAACAGTAATAAGTGTACCACACATGGCACACTCTCCGTCAAGTAGATAAGAAACTATACTATATTCTTCATCAAAGTTAAGGGTTACCTTAAGCAACCAACTTCCACAACTAGGACACTCTGGGGTCGGAAGACCTCTGGCATCTAGCATTACAACTCCAATATAGTGAATGGACCTCTAACAGATGTAGAAAATCTTTCTGCTGATTCAAGTGCTAGTTGTATTCTAGCATTTGGAGACTTCAGTCGTCTAGTAGAATACAAAGAACCTAGTGCGAATTTTGTTCCAGATCCTATAGCATTAAAATTGTTTATGTCTTCGCCAAAGTGCCAATCATTACAAAACTCAAATACTCTACCCGATATACCTATGAGCATTTCTGATGAATCTTCTTCTGATCCAGGATCTACCTTATTTAATTCACAACATTCCCTAAGAGCATTTACGAATGTAGTATTTAAAAATTTATCTATGTTGTCATCAGAAAGTTTTGGAGGATTAAAGGTATGCTGAAGAACCTTTCCAAATCTAAAACTACCAGCGTAACCCATGATGTAGCCACTTTTTATAAAAACCTTAGGTTCTTTTCTAGAGGACACAAGAGAAGTGTCCTCGTCTGCGGCTGCTGAATCGCCTCCCATAAATACTTTATCGTTGTAAGACAGAGCAACTACACAGGTCAATTTATTTTACCTCGTAATTCGATAAGGTGTTCAAGTATCTCATAATACTTACCCTTCCACTCATCCAATGACTCTTCTAACATCCTGACTTCATTTTTCCTATCTTCAAGTTCTTTTTTGAGTTCTTGAATGTCTGAAACTCTTATTGATCTTAGATGCACTTTTTCTTCAAAATCATGTTTGATTTTGTTTAATCTATAATCAAAATATTTTACTATAGCACCAGTAAATATGGTTCCTGCTAGTCCAATAACTGCTATAAGTACGGCATCAGATAGAATTGTTATGCACCCCAGATAATTATAATATATTTATATTTTATCATTCACGGGTGTAGACCCATACTTTTTACATGTATAACGGGACATTTCTATTGTTTCTTTAGCAACCCATCTATCGAACGCATCTATATCTGAAAATCCTTTTAGAACATTCTGTAGCGTATCAGTTAGTTTTTCACAAATTTGCAAATCTTTTAGTGTTGCGCTTCCAGATTTAATTTTTTTAACTAATAAATTAATCTCAGATACTATATCTTCACATTTTATATTATGTGATGAGTTCACTCGCTGATATCTCTTTGCCGACATACCTATGCCTTACAATGTATTCCCTAACGGATACTGGGCCATTCTTTCTTCCAGCCAATATAATTATCCATCTGGGTTCGTATTTAGATTCTATACAATTTTTGCATAGAAGCAAATTAATTCCTGCTAAAAGAGCAGACTTGCGTGGCTGCAGTTCGTTTTTTGGTTGTCCACAGGAGTAGCAAACCATTAAAATTCCTCTTCCTCTAAGCCTATGTTAATATTTTCTATAAAAATAAGATCTTCATTTAACATCATTACTTTATATTCAATGCCATTTTTGTTATATTTAACTAAACTAGCAAATGCACCCATGCTTTCTGTAACACCGTAACATTCCTCATCTTGAATATAAACTATGAAGTGATGAACAGATCTTTTAGACATAATTTATGCCTTCTATTTCGCATCTAACACCAAAGTTCTGAATCATAGATCTTACTTTAAGTAAATACTCCATTATATTAACTCTTTTTTCTTCAGAAAATTCCATGATGTTATCTTCATGAATAGTTATCGCAATGTAGTTTGGTCTTTTTCTTATATCCATCTTAATGCCTGGATACGGGGCTTTTATTTCCCTTATCGCTTTAGCCATCTCTTTTGTGTAGAATACTTGATCCATGGATATCCTTTAGTCTCTTCCATACTTCTGGAGTTTTATGATTATTATACTCTTTGTCTACCCTTCCAAGGTCCAGGTAGATACCTCCCCAGACTCCTTTTTCTTTATTACTTATACCTTCATTATAGCATTGTGACGAAACTGGACAATGCATACACATCTCGTCTACCTGTTCTGCTAAAAATTTATCTGTTTCATAATCATCATAAAACATATTTATATCAGCACCAGAGCAGGCTGCTAATTGATACCATTTAACATTATCTGGATCTAGACCTAATTTTTCAATTATATTTGACATTTGCTGGGACCTTTACCTTCCATGTCCCATCACTTGATACTGGATATCTATAGGACATTCCCCATCTGCCATTTTTAAACTGACCATTCTCCGAAGAGTATCCTAGTGGATTTGGAACCCACCTAACAATATCCCAGCCCTCCCAGAAGTACCCACGGTGAGAACTTGATGAAACAAAGTCGTGCGCTTTATCATAATCTAAAACAATTGTGTTCATCGAAAACCCGCCTTTTGACTCTTATTAGAATACATTTGATTCTCCCACTTCTGCATAACCATGTCTTGCTTGGCTGCCATAGATTCTTCATGCTCTTGTCGCTTCTGCATTATAATTCTAATCTGAGTTAACTCGTCTTTGATTCCATCTAGAATTACCTGTAGATCATTCATGTATAAATAACCTTTCTAATGCCTGCACTTTTAATTGCCTGGTGGCATCTATCACATGGCCTGGACAATCTATCCTGACCCTTCTTATTTACTCTAGCCACATAAATTGTGGCACCCTTAGGATTTTTTACCTTACGCAGAGCATCTATCTCTGCATGTACAGAACAATGCGTTTTGATATGCTCTGAAGAAACAACAGTAGGGTGGTTTCTATTCTTATTTATTCCAACGCTAATAACTCTTCCACCCTTAACAATAACCGCTCCGTGCTTCATGCGGCAGTCTGAAGACTGTGCCACATTTAGTGCTAGATCAAGATAGTTCTGCTCACGACGCGAAAGCCGAGAAAAGATCTCCTTTTGGCATCATCATCACCCTTTCACAATATCCGTAGGAATTCCCATTGCACTAGTAATATTAGCAATATTCTCCGTCTTTTTGCAAGAGTCTCTGATGAACATTATTGACTTATCAACATTAAGTTTAGATATGTCATCTATCGACAACCTTCCTTGCCATTGTTCTCCGCGCTTTGGTCTGACCAGATACTCATCAATGTCATAACCCTTTTGTCTAATTAATTTTTCTACTTTACCAATATATTCGGTAATCATGTTTTCGGCAGGAGATGATGCAGTATGGACAAAAGTTATTCTTCTATCTTCTGGACTAGAAGAAACCCATTCATCCAGAGTCACGGTCATTTTACGCATTATCTCGTTGTAATCAACCCAGTTACGGCTGCCAGCAATAAGTACTCTCACCGCTGCTCCCTGGATTATTCTTCAGACTTTGTTTCTTCTTCAGCAACTGTTTCTTCAGAAATTAATTCTTCAGATGCTGGTGTCTCATCTTTAATTTCAGGAGTTTCAGAAACTTCATTAGTAACGGAATCATTTTCATTAATGTCTTCGCGCTCTCCAACGAACTCTCTTACTTCCTCCTCACCCGGCTCGTCAAGCGGTACGTCTTCTTCTGGAGCCAACTCCATAACTTCTGGCTCATCTGCTGGGAAGAAAACACCTGACCAGATAGACTTATTCATTCTTTCGTTCATTATTTGATCTCTTTTCTGTTTAGACCAGGATGCTCCTGCATCACCGCCCCATAAATCCCAGGCAACTCTACCTGGGCTGGGGAAACCTTCTTCTCCTGAATTAAATCCAGTAGCCTTCTTATCGACAGCGTGCCGTGAGAAAAAACTATGCATTCTCATCACAGTACTCTGAGACAACGGCTCTTTATTTGCTAACTGATTTGCTCTAGCAAGACCTACTGTTGTGCCGCCACGCTTTCCTTCTTTTTTCCACTTTAAGGCTCTCCGTGCTGCAGAAGCCATGCCATCTGTTGGTGTATATGTTTTTTCAGCCATACCTAATTATACCATGCCTAGTTTTGTCACATAGTCATACATAACGATACCACTTGCAGTACCAACGTTTAAACTACGAACACTTCCTAATTGGGGAATATAAACAATATCATCAGCCATTCCTAGGGCCATAGGGCTAAGGCCACGCTGCTCTTCACCGAAAATCATAAAGGTATTAGGCTTCCATTCATATGAAGTAATTGGTACAGCGCCAGGAACATTGTCTATGGCCACCCACCTGGCATCACGAACATGAGGTTGGTGCAAGTACATGTTATCAAGATTAGGGGAGTACTTAAGATGGTTGTAGTGCTGAGTTCCTACCGCGCCTCGCTTATCCCACTTTTTGGCTCCAATAATCCAGCATTCTTTAGCCATAAATGCATTAGCATTTCTAATTCCAGTAGCCTTATTGAAATCTCCAGAAATATTCTCAAATCCTACAATAAAAGGTAGGCGACGAGTATCTAAATCAGCCTTAATCTGATCTGTCTCCCATTCCTTGTAGTAATCAATTACATTCTTATTCATTATCTACCCTTTTTATTTTTTCTAGGTCGTATTTGTTTTCCTTGTGAACTTGCCAAAAGTTTTTAATTCCGGTAAAACATGGAACAACATATCTTGTTGGGCCATCTAGAACTTCTCTTACTCCATGCCTCCACCCAGAACTTGTTGGGAAAATTAATAAAGAGCCTGGGTCTGGAACCATTTGTATATTCTGATTAACAAAATATATCTGACCACCATTATAGTCATTATTTAAATAAAAAACAAGGGCGTATTCTAATGAATTATCCGTGTCATTATCTACATGATCAACTAATGGCGTTCCTGAGTATTGTCTCTGTATGGTAGAGAATCCTTTAAATTCTAAATTTTCATCGAATTCAAATATTCTACTAACTCTTTTTTCTATTTTTACAGTAAATTCTTTGTTTTGTATTGGAAGAGATTTATCTATCCAATTAGTAGTTATTTCAAAGACACCCTCATCGACAAGGTTGTCTATATCGTCCCTTCCAAACTTTAACTTTGCTATTGCTTTAGCACCTTCTAAATAATAACCTTCCCAATCAGACTGAGATGCAGATCTAGCAACTTCAAGTATGTAGTCCACCTCATCCTTAGACAAGAAATTTTTTATAAGAAATATCCGATCAGATATTTCTTCTGTTTCGTGTCCTAGCCAGTCCAAGTACTCTTTGGTAAGATTATTTTTCACGCTAATCCCATTCTTCTGGAATAGGAATTCCATTATCTATCAGGTACTGCTTGCCATCTTGAGTAATCTTAAACCCTGGATTTAGATTTTCATCGTATTCTACTTCTACAAATCCTAACTTATATAGAACTATTAATTCTTCGTTCAACTCCTGCATCATTGCATCATATAGTTCTGGAAAAGACTCTGCTAGTTTTTCTATGTTAAATACAAATGTTCTCTCTCCTGAGTCGTCCATCCCTACCCATTCGATAATGCCATCTTCTTCCATGAATTTAATAAATTCATCAATTTCATTATATTCCATGAGCCTCAGATCGGATTCGAACCGATGACTTTCCGCTTACAAGGCGGATACTCTGGCCAACTGAGTTACTGAGGCGATCCTAGGCTGTTGCCGCAATTTTATTTGCGCCTAGAATATCATTCTAACATTTAAATCTTTTCAGGTGTACATTTATTTGGGAATAGCGACCATCCAGTATTAAATGGAGAAATTACCCATAAATATGTTAGTCCAGAACCCCATAGTGAATAATACATTCCTGCATCTTCATACCATGAGTCATTCTTAAACGAATAACCATATCCCCAATTATGCATACCATTATTTAAAAAGTGCTTACGCACAATTTCTGATTGTTTTTTCTTATCTAGCATATTATCACGGGACCACCATGACCTACCAGACCATGCACTTGTCTGAATTTGCCAAGTTCCTAGGGCACCTGTAAAATATCTGCTAGATTCATCAAGTGACTGGTGCTTTGATTCGCGCCAGGTAATTGCCCAGGCTCCTCTAAGCATCCCAGGACGGTTAAATCCTGCCTCAAAAAGAATCTTTGCTTGCTTGTCATCACATTTTGATGGCAAGGTCCACTCTTTTTCTTTTGTTGCTGTTCTTTCTAAACTATCAGCGGTAGCAGGATTAACTGCACTTTCCGCCAAAGGCGCTGACTTAGCATACGCCATACTTGGTGAAAGCATTGCTACTAAACTAACAACAACTGCTAATACACCAATTCGGTTTTTTGTCGTCATATCGACCTCCTTTTGGCGGCAACATGAATTCTATTATACTGGAATATTACGATACGGTCAACGATTTTGGATAATTTACTATCTCTATCATATTATTATAGATAGTAATGTGAGGCTTGAGGTAATAGTTACCATTGTGTTTAACGAGACAATAGAAGGTGAACATTATTTCTTTCCACGACGTACTTTAAGTGGAGACTTACCAATATTTATTTTTCCATCTTTATGCTCTGGATTAGTAATCCCCCCACCACCCTGTTTTATTGTTTCGGTAGTGATAACATTATTCATTTAATGAATGAACCTCCCCAGAATTTGCCCATATCATCTTCATTATCAGACACATTAACATACCCATCTGGAATTGCTGCAAGTCGGCACTTAGCCTGTGGATGTACTAAATAAGAAAGAATGGCGCATCCTAATTGACCGTCTTCTCTTTCTATATGAAGAGAACAGTTAGAACACTTGACTCCAATTTTTGCATCTTCATTATCTTCTGGCCCTTCGTATCCTACCCAGATACTTGATGTTCCCTGGTCAAACGGTCCAAATCTTTCTGCAATTGAAACCATTGCATCATGATATGCTTTTTCTTCTTCTGTTAACTGATTGTATAATTCCATATTAATATTATACTACCTAGAAGATCCTGGGCGGAAAGATCCTATAGAATACAGGCACCAGTAATTTTCCTGAGGCACATATCTCTTATCCACCCAAAAATCTTCGGAGTCTCCATTTATCACTAGTTCGTAATCTAAAGAACTTAGTATGAATCTCTGAACATCTCTCATTTTTTCTAATGTATAATCTCTAACAAAGTCATGCTCAATAGTTATTACACTAAACCTATAATCCTGTAATGGTAATTGTATTAATGCAAGTAGGTTGGCATTCCTTGGAGTATCATCAACATCTATCTGTAGGTAATCAATCTGCTTAGGAAAAGAATTAGTGGAAAAATAATCTATGTAATTGAAGTTTAATGCGTTATGTTTTAAACATACTGACTTCCTTTTTTGATTATACAAATTTACTAAGTTTTCATCGGTATCTAATGCTAGACCACGCCAATTAAATTTGTTTTCTAAAAGATTAGTATTGTTAGATATCTCTGGATGCCCAGAACCTATCTCCAAAAAAACTCCGTTGGTTTTTTCTTTTAATACATTTAAAACAAAACTCTCCTGGTTGGATGAAGAAGTTGAATCAGAATAATTTTTAATACTTAAATCTGGATATGAAATATGCATATTCACTATGTAATAACTCCTAATATATTATATTGGCTGGCGTGGAAGGATTCGAACCTACAACCTGTCGGTTAACAGCCGACTGCAACTGCCAATTGTGCTACACGCCATTATGTCAGACCACATTTAGCATTTTGGTGCTAGCCCCTACTTTGCCGCACTTGTGGAAGGCAGTCCCGCATATCTGACTTTCTGCGTGATAGACTTTTCTATCAATACTACTAAGTAGTATGGAAGGTGCCAGATGTTGGAATCGAACCAACCATGCCTGAGGCGACGGTTTTACAGACCGCTTCCCCACCTTGGGGACTATCTGGCTTTGAGGCAATCAGAGCATACCCCTCTAGTTCCCACTCTTTGACCAGGAACTAATAAAAATTGCTCTAAATCTTTTTCAATTCTACAATTTTGACATATTTTTTTCATTGTGTGCCTGGAGGGATTCGAACCCCCAACCTAATGGGTAGAAACCATTTGCGCTATCCGTTGCGCCACAGGCACCTGGAGCGAGTGACCAGAATCGAACTGGCGATAACTGCTTGGAAGGCAGATGTGTTACCTCTACACCACACTCGCGGAAGTTGCTAATCTTTCTTTAGCAACTCAATAGCATACTCTAATGCCTCGTTCCATCCAGAAATAAAAGAACTAATTTCTGGAGAAATTACTGTATTCTTCATTTTCTTGTCTTTGAGTTTATCAATAATCTTATCGCGTGTCAATTGTAACCCTTTTCAATAAATGTCCCGTCCCAGATAGAACTAGGATTTTCTGATGCATTTTTTTTAGATTCAGATGCGTATAGCGCACGTTGTTGTGCAACTGCTTCTGCACGGGTTGCATGGCAACCCTCAATTTCATTTGTTCCTTCTTTGACCACTGCGTATCCGTTGCAGTCACCATAATTTCTTTCTATTCTCCAAGGCATTGTATACCTCCCGCTCCCGATCAAGGATTCAAACCTCATCCTTTTGATCCAAAGTCAAACGTGCTGTCGATTACACCAATCGGGATTATATTTGCTTATAACCAGTTTGATTTCTAGTATATGTTCTTATTCTATGACAATTTGCACATACTATATCACACTTTTTTATTTCTATTATTGCTTTTTCCCATGAATACATATGAAGTATTTTTGTTGGGCTATCTATTTTAACTTCTCCTGGTTTATGATCAAAGTCAAGCATCCAATGTGGGTACTTTTCTCCACAATCTATACACCCAGAGTCTTCCTTTACCTTCCAAATTTTTCTTTTTAATTCAGTTCTTTTCCTGTTAGTACGCTCTCTTACCTTCTCTTTTTGGCCTTCTCCAAGATAGTATGCTATGGTGCTTTTTGAGCATCCTATTTTATCTTGTATCTCTCTATACGTCATACCCTGAGATCGTAATTTAAATATTTCTTCTTTATAATTCATTAGTTCGATTATAGCATAATATTCGAACTAACCCTCTAATAGTACCAAAAATACTGGCTTTCGGTCAACTATTCCTATAGAACATGCCCAGCACCATTCTGGAGGTGTGTGATCACATTTGTTTGCTGGACGCTTTGCCCAATGGGGCCAATCTTCTGGACCCGCTGGAGATCCACAATATGGGCATGTTTCCCCCTGCAGCAAAAGTCTTCCATCATAGCAATCCGTGCAAAGGCTTTCTAATATTTCCTGCTTTCTCCGCCTTCGATCCTGATAATTAGCCCTTGGAGGGCGCGGAGGAATCGATCCATCTTCATTTGGAATCCTATCACTTTTCCATGCGTTACACTTTTTATGAGCAAGCCTTAGATTAGATATATCTTCTGATCCTCCTGCTGATCGGGGAATCCAATGATCTAATGTTACATCAGAATTTGCTTTAAATTCCTTAAAACAAATAGCGCATGTAAATCCATCACGCTCTTTAACAAGTTTTATTTTATCTTTTTTACTAAGCAGAAGATTCTGATTTAGCATTGATAAATTCTCTTTCATCTACAATATCATATGCATCACGAATGATGCTAACCTCATACTTGTCAAAGTGGTGCCCACAGAAATACAATTCACCTGTTACAAACTTGGCAATAACCCAGGACTGGGCTGGACATTTGGGTGCGTCACACCTGTCCATTCTGGTAAGAACTCTTTTTTCTTCCTGAACTTCAGTTTCCATGGAGTCTCCCATACATTAATTATATCAGTTTGATTTAAAATGATCACTAATTTGCTTCATTTGTTTATTTATTTTGTTTATTTTTTCTTGCAGCAGTTTATTTTCTAATTCTAGTTTTTTATTTGTATCTTCTAATTCAATTATCTTTTCTTGATATATCCCTATCTTATCTTCTATCTCTGCCTCTTTAATATTAGAATCGCTGTATTGACTAAATAATTTAGTTATCATCTTTACATGACGCATGAGAAGAAAGAACAAAACTAACTCTGTTAGCATAGTTATAACTGCTACTGCAATAAATGTTTGCATGTCGGGATGAAAGGATTTGAACCTTCGGCCCCCTGTTCCCAAAACAGGTGCGCTACCAAACTGCGCCACATCCCGTGGGATTACAGAT